TCGCGACTGCCGACCGCAGAAGCACACACCCGCCCAGCTCTACTGGGTAGGCACCAAGGGCGCCGAGATTCTACGCTTTGACGGCAGGGTGAATGATACCTACGACGTCTCAGGTAGAGAGAGCTTTCAAGTCATGAGTGATATTGACGTAGAGATAGGTACAAACAACTCACGCCGGCTGTATATGCCGGAGTTCTATCAACTGGAGGCTGAGGGAAAGAGGAGCTTCTCCCTGTCTGAGGACTTCTTCACCAACGCAGAACGTGAGCTCTTCAAGAGCGCCGTGACCGCCACTCACATGATGGTGAGGTACGAAGACCAATGGTATCCGTGCAGCCTGAAGACAACAAACTACACGCACGTCCAAGCCTCTTCCCGGTTGGCTCCCATCCGCCTTGAAGTTGAAGTAAGTCAGGCTCTCCGATGCTGAACCTATATCTCAAAACCTCGGCTGATAAGTACGAGCGCCAAGATCACTACCAAGCCGAGCCGGTCAACTACGCGTTCAGGTTCTCGGACGTGCAAGATATTCAGGCGCCTGTGGGTAGCTTCTCGCAGACCATGCGCCTCCCCCTGAGCGTATCCCTACAGGAGCGGTTTGGTCTTATCGACAAGCCCGGATACGTGCCGGCTGACGACGAGAACGGGGACACAAGGACGGTCCTCTTCAAGCAGAAGTACCCCGCGGCCTTGGGCACCAACGGCACGCCCGTTATCCTTGGGTATATCCAAGTGAAGGGTGTGGTGACTACGGGCCCGCGTAAGGACGTGGAGGTAGTCTTCTTCTCTGACGGCATCAACATGACCAAGGCCGTTGGCGACAAGATGCTCTCCGACCTCAATCTCAGCGACTACGAGCACGAGCTGAATCTTGTAAACATCTCGCAGTCTTGGATTGGCGCGCTCTTTAGTGGAGACGTCAGATACGGCCTCATCGACAAGGGCTTCAATTGGTCCCTGCCAGATAACCCCCCTTGGGCAAGTGATGACGGACTATGGCAAGGCGAGCTCACGCCGTTCGTTCGTGCACGCACCTTGGTAGACCAAATCTTCGAGGATGCTGGGCTCACATACGTCTCTGACTTCTTCGACTCTACAGACTTCGGAAACATCTACCTGCCCGCCTACAACGGCAACGCCTCTATCAATGTCACCAACGAGCTTGACCAAACAAGCGCCGCCGGATTGGACGGAGACACCACAGGCACCACGGCGTTGAATGTGTTGCAGTTGGTAGATACGATTGACGGAGGTTACGACGTGGCCGGCAACTGGACGAACGCCACCACCTACAAATACACCTGCCCGTACACGGGTTACTACGACATGACATTCTCTTGTCGGTGGGAGGTAGGCGCTACGGTGCAGCACTTCGTCAAAATCTACCTGTACAAGAATGGCAGCTCCATTGGGACGCTTGTAGACACGACGCAAACTTCAACCGATTACGCGTTCAACCAAATTTCAAGAAGCGGTCAGATGGTGTGGGACGCGACTATTTTACAAAGCGCGTCAAACGCGGGGGTGCTTGACAACGAGTATGTGCTCGGTCAAGGCTTCCTCTTTGAGGCTGGCGACGAGATACAGATATACCGAGAGACCAACGGCATCTCTGCCAAGATTTACGGCGGCGACGGAGGCACGCCGACCGTGGGCGACCCCTCTACAACGTCCCTCTCTTTCATCAATGTAGGCCCTCCGCTCTCAGGTCAAGATGTAGACCTGGCGCAGAATATGCCCGAGCTAAAACAGGTAGACTTCCTCTTGTCGCTTCAAAAGATGTTCAACCTTGTGTTCATTCCGTCAGGGGTGCCCGACGAATTTATCGTGGAGCCGTGGGACGACTACTTCGACACGGGGACACAGATCAGTTGGAATAACAAGGTGCACCGCGACAAGAGCATGACCTTGCGCCCAACCACCGACATCCAGTTAAAGGAATATCAGTGGACGTACCGCGAGGGCTTGGACTTCATCTCTGACGCTGTAGAGAAAAGCCTCGACAGGGTGTACGGCGCCTTCCGCGTCCTTGACTCAGAAAACGACTTTGCTACAGGCAACAAGAAGATAGAAACCTCCTTGGGTGGCTATATCATGAGCGTTATTCCGGGCAGTTCCTTCCCTATCCACCGCAGCCTCAAAACCGATGGCAGCGGCATAGAGAATCCCGTGGGGATGCTCGCGTACTGGGGTGGCCTTGTCACCTCGTTTGGCGACTACTATGTGCGCGACGACACGGGCACAACTGTGGGCCCGAGCAACCAGTTCCCTTTGTTCTCTCCATACTCTGCGGACAACCCAACTATAACAGACCGGGACTTGAACTTCGGCATGGAGGCGGCCTTCGTGCCGCAGCAGTGCAACCCTCTCAACACTTTGTATTACACCTACTGGAAGGACTATATCCGGGAGTTGTACTCTGAGGACGCACGCACCTTAGAGTGTACCATCAGCTTTGACAACTTTGATTTATTGCAGTTCAAGTGGAACAACAAGTACTACATCGACGGCGCTATCTGGCGGGTCCTTGAACTCAACACAGACCTCAACGGGCCGGGCACGGCTACGGTTAAGCTCCTGAAAGTACAGGATGCCGGCGTAGACTGCGCAGATACCCCGACCGGATACGACGACAGGAACAACGTTATCCTCTTCAACAACTCAACCGGGGGCTCTCCCGACTACGGATCAGAGGCGTGCTGCACCAAGTACGGGTACCGGTGGGTGCGATACGTGGAGGGTGGTGTAGGTAAACAACGATGCAAGCCCCGCAACCAACAAACACAACCACAATGAAAGACCCGAAGCACATCATGAGGGCAATCGACCTCATGCAGGCAAACAAAGTCAAAGACGAGCTGCCTTGGTGGCTCATCCCCCTGGACTACACCTTGGCCCTCGTGTACCTCGGGTCGTTCTTTGGTGTGTGTGTGTTCCTCCTTAAAACCCTTCTCTCATGGCTGTGAGTAAACAGGAAGTAATTCTCGAATTCAACGCGGATACTTCTGACGTAACCAAAAGCCTTGGACAGGTAGAGCAGGGCATTGAGGGCACCTCGAAAGCTACGGCCGGGCTGACTACTCAGCTCGACAAGATGACCGGCGGGGCCGTGTCGGGTCTTCGCAAGTTGGGTGGAGGTCTTAAAACGGCTGCAACGGGCTTCAAGACTCTGCGTGGGGCTGTATTTGCTACAGGCATCGGGGCTTTGTTAATTGCCATTACCTCACTCGTTGCCTACTTCAAACGCACCGAGCGAGGGGCGCAGCAACTCCGCAAGATTACGGCCACGCTGGGAGCCGTTATGGACAAGCTTGTAGACGTTGTAATTAAGCTTGGGGAGGGCATCTTTAACGCCTTTACAAATCCAAAGAAGGCACTGACCGACTTTGCACAAGCCCTGAAGGAAAATATTATAAATCGCTTCGAGGGTTTGCTTGAACTTGTCCCAAAGTTAGGAGAGGCCGTGGGGCTTCTTTTCGAGGGCAAATTTGGACAGGCGGCAAAGACCGCCACCGACGCCGTGGGCAAGGTTACGACAGGGATTGAATCAGTGACAGATGCCGCCGCAAGCGCAGCAGAAGCGGCCGGAGATTTTGCTGATGAGATAGCACGCACCGCACAGGCGGCCGCAGATTTGACAGACCGTCAGAATAAACTCAAAGTCGCGGAGCGAGAGTTTCTTTCTGTACGTGCTCAGACAAACAAAACCATTGCAGAAAACAGGCTCCTTGTTGAAGATGAGACTCTTTCCTTTGAGGAAAGGATTGGAGCTCTAGATGAAGCTATTGCAGCCGAAGAGAGGACCATTGCAAAGGAGCTCGAATTTGCCCGTGAGCGTGCAGCCATCCTTGAAGAACAGGCCGCTCTCGCAGAGTCCGACGAAGAGACGAAGCAAGCCGTAGCAGAAGCGCAGGCGGCTGTGATTGAATTGGAGACGCGATCACTGCGGACACAGAAGAGGCTGGAAGGTGAGAGGCAGTCTCTTATTCTACAACGTGACGCACGAGCCAAGCAAGAACAAGCCGCCGCCCAGAAGGCCGCAGAGGAAGCAGAGAAAACAGCCGAGGCAGAATTGGCCGCGCGTCAGAAGTTGGAGGACGAACTCTTTGCACTTACCCTGACGGCTCAGGAGCGCGAAGAGTTGGCCGCACAACAGAAGTTTGATGAGCGTATAGCCATCGCCGGTGACGACGAAGGACTTATTAAAGCCGCTACAGAGCAACTCAACGCAGACCTCGTTGCCATCGACCAAAAGTACCTTGACCAAAAAGAGAAAGCTGAGGAGGCTGCAAATGCAGAAGCAGACGCAAAAAGACAAGAGGAGCTTGACAAGGAAAAAGCCAACGCCGAAGCCATCAGCGCCGCGCGTTTGTCCGTGGCCAAACAAACCCTCGGGGCCTTGTCTGCCCTGAACGATGCCTTTGCAGGTGATAGTGAGGTCGAGCAGAAGAAAGCCTTTGAGCGCTCCAAGAAGATTCAGTCTGCCCAAGCCCTTATATCCACATACGAGAGTGCCGTCCAAGCGTTCAAGTCCTTGGCAGGTATCCCCGTGGTGGGTCCCGCCTTGGGTACCGCCGCAAGCGTTGCCGCCATCGCCTCAGGCTTGGCACAGGTAAAAAACATCAAGAGCCAAACCTTTGGAGGAGGTGGAGGTACGGCCGCGGCACCTGCTCCGGCCCCTGCACTGTCCGCCGCTGCCACCGAAGCCACCCAAGCCCCATCTGCTCCTACGCTCGACCTTTCGTTCTTGGGTGACATCGCCACCACACCACAACCCCAACAGGCGTACGTGATTAGTGAGAACGTCACGACCGCCCAACAAGCAAACAAAAAAATACAAGACCAAGCCGCATTATGAGAATCGTAGAACTTATCATCGACGAAGACGCGGAGCTGTACGGCATTGACGCTATCAGCCTCGTAGACCGTCCCGCCATCGAGCTGGACTTTATCGCCCTCAAAGAACAGCGCGTAGATTTTGCAGAAGCTGACGCAGACAAAAGAATCCTCATCGGCCCGGCCCTTGTCCCTGACAAGCCTATCTACCGCAAGAACGGGGAGGATGAGTTCTACGTCTACTTTTCCAAGAACACCGTTCGCAAGGCGGCGGAGCTTTACCTCAAGCACGGCAACCAAGCAAGCCACACCCTCGAACACGAACACACGATCCACGGGCTGACCGTGGTTGAATCGTGGATGGTCGAAGACAAGGAGAAGGACAAGAGCAAATACTATAACCTCGACGTGCCTGTAGGTACCTGGATGGTAGCCGTAAAGGTGGACAACCAAGCAATCTGGCAGGAGTGGGTGAAGGAGGGCAAGGTAAAGGGCTTCTCCATTGAGGGATACTTCGTCGACAAGATGAAGAAGAACGCCGAGGATGAGATGCTTGCAGAACTGGCAAAGGCCATCGTAAAGCAAGACGGCCGCACCAAGTCAGGCACGCGGGTGGTGATGGAGTCGTACAGCGACTACCCTGAGGCAGTCAAGAACAACGCCAAGAGGGGCATTGAACTGAACGAGAAGAACGGCAACAAGTGCGCCACCCAAACCGGCAAGGTGAGGGCGCAGCAACTGGCGCAAGGTGAGCCCGTCTCTTTGGAGACCGTCAAGCGCATGGCCTCGTATCTCTCTCGTGCGGCCGAATACTACGACGAGGGCGACACCTCCGCGTGCGGCACCATCTCGTATCTCTTATGGGGTGGCAAAGCGGGTCTCCGCTGGGCAGAGTCCAAGCTCAAGGAGGAACTCTTTGCCGCTCTAAAAAAAGAGCTCGGAGAAGTTCAGGAATAAGGGTAGAAAAAACTTATACAAAAAAAGGCACTCTATGACTATCAAGGAACGGGTACAGGAAGTCTTCAACAAGTTCAACGTCAACCTCACAGCAGAGGAGGTCTTGCGTGTGGACATGGCCGAAGCAGCACTGGAAAATGGGACCGTTATCTACACCGACGGCGAAGACTTCGCAGAAGGTGAAGAGGCGTACATCATCAACGACGAGGGCGAGCGCATCCCGCTGCCTCCCGGAGACTACACACTTGCAGACGGCGGGGTTATCTCCATCGGTGATCTCGGCAAGGTGAACAAGGTCACAAAGCCCGCAGGCGGTGACGCCAAGAATGAGGGTAAGCCCGACGCCAAAGGCATCGACGGCAAGCCTAACATTGACAGCACCAAGCCTACCAAGCCCAAAGAGGCGCCCGCTGCACCTCCCGCACGCGACCCTGCACCCAAGGACCCCCCAAAGAAGGTCAAAAAGAAACTCGCCTCAGAAGAGGAACAACAAAACGATATGAAAGTAGAATTCAACCAAGAGGAAGTCTTGGCAGTGCTTAACGAGCGCTTCCCCGACTTGGGCGAGGAGTTGGCGCAGGCCATCGCCGCAGCCGTGGCTGAGGTGTACGCCCAGCCAGAAGAGGAGGTCATCGAAGAGGAGGCCCAGGAAGAAGAGAAGGAAGAGATGACAGAAACCACCGAGGCGACCGAAGAGGTTGAAGTTGAGGTGGAAGTAGAGATGAGCGAGCAGAAGCCCGAAAAGACGGAGCTCGAATCACTCAAAGAGGCATTGGCAGAGACCAACGCCAAGTTGGAGGAGTTGCAGAAGTTCGCGGCAGAGCCCGGACTCAAGCACAAGGCCCCAGCTAAAAAGGTCGAAAAGCTCGACCTCGCAAACATGACTATCGAAGAGCGCGTCCGTGCTCTTGCAAATCAACTCTCTAAATAAGCTATCATGGCTGATATGACTTTTGGGAATAGCACATACGCAGGGACGGCCGCCGTTCCTTTCGTTGCTCCCGCAATTTTGAGCGCAGATACCATCGCGAACGGGTACTGTTCTGTCCTTGACAACGTTCGCTACAAAACCAACCTCCGCAAGGTGTCAGGCGGCACCGTAGAGGCTCGCACTTGTGGGTGGGGCACAGACGGGGCTTCCAACGGTACTCTCGATATCTCCGATGTGCAGTTGACGCTCACCGA